TAGTCGGAGATGCTGATGTAGTAACTCAAGTCACCGCCTGAGCCGCTTTGATTCCATTGCCCAACACCAATCACAGCAACATAACCGTCGTGGTGCATATAGAAGGGAAATGACTGCCAAGTGTCATCAGCCATATAGTTGGACTGCTGCTCAAATGATGTTGCCGACGCGGAGACGATCATGTCTGCGTTGATTGTGCCGACCGCAATCCTGGCTGCATTGATGTAGCCCGCAGTAATCTTGTCTGCGCTGAGGTCGCTGATCTTTGCATCTGTGATAGATGCATCAGCAATTTTCGCAGTGGTGATGGCTACATCTTGGATCTTTGCGCTAGAAATAGCAGCATCAGCTATTTTGGCTGTCGTAATGCTGGCGAAGCCAATACGAGCTACATTGATCGTTCCAGTCTGAATGACGGCAGCATCAATGTTGGCAATCTTGGCGTCAATTGAACCCACCTCAATTCGGTCGGCACTGATGTGGCCAGCCGTGATGTAGGCGGCGTCAATGAATGCCACGTCCTGGTGATCAATCAAGCCAGAAGTTGGGGCAATGCCGTTGGTCGTGTTGTAGGGGCCGAAGACGTTGGCCACGGACACAAAGCGCACCCAGTAGTAGTACGTGGTCCCGTCATGCCCAAGGTCGTCGATGTAGTACTTCATGCTTGAAGTACCCAGCAGAACCGCATCACCAATTGCGTTGGTCACGCCTCGCCAGATTTCGGCGTAGGAGTGGTTTGGGTAGGCTGGCTGATCCCACTTCAGCTTGACCAGGGTCGTGCCTGATGTGACTGTGACACCGGTAGGCTGGGCTGGGATGTTCATGTCCGCAGCTGGGTTGTAGCCGTTTGTGATGCCTGGCACTTCAATCTGCGGCAGCGTGGAGATGTTCTGTTGCCCTGCTGCGGATGCCTGAGCGATGCCTGAGTCAATCAGGTCTCTAAAGGTGACGTTCTGGTCAAGCGGGTCACCAATGACACCCTCGCGGACGTCGATGATCCCCTTGACCGCCTTGGCCACATCAAGCAGGTTCTCTGCCCGAGGCAGAGGAATTGACGGTACTTTGGTTTTACTCATGGCAGTTGCTTCAGTTCGTCCATGCTAGAGGCGATGCGCACGCGCGTGATCTCTGCACTGCTGTACAGGTCAACAGTCCAGTCGCGAGCCTTAAATCCGCCACTCAGGCGTACAGGCTGGTCGTCAGTGATGGTGATCTGATCGGTCTGTTCGCCATCGGCATACAGGGTCAGCAGCACGGGGTACGCCTTGGCGTTAACCGCAGCCCACGCCAGGTTGAGCGGGACGGCCATGCGATAGGTCTTGCTGGTCCACTGCGCGTTGAGTGCGCTGCCGCGGTTGAAGCGCTCAATGTTGGTGCCGTGCGCCAAGTACAGCGTGTCAGTGCGGTTGTCAGCGTAGGCGGCTGTGACGGCTGTGTTGTAGTTGAGGTCGCTCTCGGTCCAGAATGGGCCGGCGCCGCTGAAGTCCAAAATCAAGATGCCGCGAGTTCCATCTGTGCGAGTGAAGAACGCGTGGTAGCGGCCTTCGTAGATGTACGCCTTGAATGAGCTCGGGTTGTAAGCCTGCCACTGTGCGCGTGTGGCGTACTTGGTTGTGATGACACTCATGCCACCAGCGCCAATGCTCACCAAACCGTCGGGAGAGGCGTACAGCACGCCATCGCCGGTGTCGACGATAGAAGTCTTGGACACGCATGATTGAGGCAGCTGCAGGCGCCCTGGCGTCATTGCCTGTGGGTCAACGCCGACCAGTGCGATTGGGAATGAGTTTGTCAGGGCGACAACCGTTTGACCGAAGACACCCAAGCCGACAATGTTGAATTCAGTTGGGTATTTGTGCGGCCAGGCGTGAGGCAGATTTGGCTCAGAGAAGTAGACCGCGTTGCCCACAAAGCCGACGCATGCGCCGCTGTCCATCATCTTCAGGCCCTTTAGACCGTCTGGCGGTGCAACCCACAGGTCGCTCGGCAAAATCTCACCGAGGTTTGCTTGCGTGATTGTGTCGTCATAGGTCGTGGTCGCGATGGGCAGCTCAACAACGAACTGAAACTGCGCTGCAGAGCCAACGGTGGATGAGCGGTACAGGCGGCGGTGCGTGATGTTGTAGTTTCCGGTAGGCGCTGGCGACAGGTTTGTCACGTGCACAACTTGAGCCGGGTCAATGCCGACTGGCGTGGCCGCAGCGGACGGTGGGCCTTCTTCGCCGTATGCGCTGACAAATGTCTCGACCAGTGTGCGCGTCTCCGTGGTAGCTGCCACAGTTGGAGTTGAGCCAGACAGCACTGGCGTATTGGCTGGAGCTGGAATGCCAAGGTCATAGCTGGCACCTGGGTAGCTTGAGCCGGTCAGGAATACAGAGCTTGGTGCGTATTTGGGTTTTACGCCGCCTGACCAGTAAACGCGTGCCCATTGATCATTTGGCAGCGGCGAGTTGATGACGTCTGTGTCATTCAGGAACTCAAGCCAGTACTCAGTCTCAACGCTGGACGTGCCGAATCGCCAGATTGTCTGTGGCGCTGTCTTGGTCAGGGCTTTGAGAGTGGTCGTGCCAAGTAATGGCGCGAGCGTGCCAGAAAGCAGCTGGACGTTGCGTGCCATGACCGCTTTGTTGGCGGCCAGCAGTATCGGGTCTACGACGGGCTGCATGCCGTCGAAGGCATTGATGTCAATTGATGCCATGGGCTACTTTCTCTTTTCTGTCTTTTCGTGGCCGCAACGGTGTTGCAATCGCCTGCTCTAGTGTCATTTTAAGTTTCTTCATTCGGTGCGCCAATGTTGCGCGCTCAATTCCCACGGCCTCCGAGACGGCGCGCAATGTTGTGAGATGACCATTCCATTCAATTTTTGCTTTAGCTTCTCGCATGCGACGTTTAGCAGTCTCTGAATGAGGCACACCAAGATTCGCTGGCTTATTTCCCATTAGGGCTAGGCTCAGGTTTTTCCTGTGCTCATCACTTTTAGCCTTGCCTATGTGTGCATTGCGAATGGCCTCCCGAGACTCTGGCGTGTGTTTGTGCCCTGGCTTGCCCTTCTTTGCCGCGCTGACCGCAGCCCTGTGAGCGGGCGAATTGACAGCGCCTTTTCGCCAAGCGTTACCCGTCTCTATGGCGATGTTGTATCCAAACTTGTCGTCGAACGATTGCCGCTTGTCGATCTCAATCTTTTCGAGCCTGTCAAGCATCCCGTAAGCAATCATCACAACGTGCACCGAGAAAGCCTCTTCGCCATGCATGTTCCATGAGCCCTGAAGCCGTCCGTTGTAGTGCTTGCCCTTGCGAAGTAGATTTCTGTGCTCAAGGTATCGGCGCAAGATGTTGCAGGACTGTCCGATATAGACTTTCCCATTGACATCATTGCGAATCATGTAGATGCCGGATGTATTGAGCAGTTTGCGGTCGATCACGATGTGGTGACTTTCACAATTTCATCGTCGCCACGGCGATAAAACTTGCCGCCCACAACTGCAAAGTCTGTTATCGGGACGTACTCTTGATTGACGCCCCTTGTGTGCGTGTCGACGTGAGCCATCAAGAATCCCATATCCCATTTTTCGGCGTTGCAGTACGAGGCATCTTTGATGTGTCCGCACCCTGTTTGAATCCAGCTGTAAGACCCAAATGTCTCGTTAAAGCAAGGAGTCACCTTGAACTTGTGGCAGTGACCATTTGTGCCGGGCAACCCGAGATTGATTCCCTCTGGGAAGTGATTTGTCACGTAGCAATCGAAGTACACCTTGTAGTTCTTGGCGACTTCTTTTTTTGCATTGGTTGCCGTGTAGGCGGCCAAATCCGACTTTGCAATGAAGTTGACTTCGTACTCTTCAAGGCCAAGCAGCTTGGCTACCGTAAATCCATGCAGGTCAGACAGAAGCACTTTCATTGCTGGGGTCGCGTCAGCAAGATGCTTGACCATGCGGTCTTCGTGGTTCCCGCTAATCCAGTCGATCTGAGCATCTGGACAGGCCTCACGCAGAGGCTCAAGAATGTGTTGGTGCACAAATTTGATCTTTGAGACCACATTGAATGCGCGAGGATCAACCGTGTATTTGCCGAATTCGCTGGCGTCCCACACATCGCCATTTAGGACGATGATGTCTGGCTGAGCGCGTCTTGCGGTGTCAACAAGTACGCGCATATAGAAGGGGTCAACGAGCTCGTCATGCAGGTCTGAGCAGACCAGAATTGTCTGGAAGCGCTTCCCACTTGGCCGCAGGTACTTATCAGACCAGTCGGCACGGTCAATCAGAGTCTTGCGGTAGTGGTCGACTGATGCATGCTTTGCTATGTGCCGCTCAAGCTGGTGCTGTTGGCGAGAGAGCGTGATATTGGCCTGGCGTTTGTACTCAAGAAAGGTTCCGTAAAAGCGATTCCACGTACTCTCAGAAATATTACTGTGCGTGCGGAAGTAGTTTCGGGTAATTACTTTGTCTGGATCAATTTTTGCAATCCGGCGAAGCTCTTCAATGCACTCCTCTGGACCCCAATGCTCCATAAACTTCGACGAATCTTCGGACATCGGCACGGCAGCTTCACGGATGGAATGCTGGGGCGCGTTCCACGTTGGCAGCTTGATGTCGTATTTGGATTCAATGGTTGCGCGGCGCGAGTAGACACTGCGGATGTTGACGCCCAGAGCTTGAGCGACTTTGTTTGGACTGCCGAGTTGTTTGAAGAGCTCCATGAACTCGACGTCTGTGCAAACTGCCATGTACTACTTTCTGCCAGCACTCCCTGCCAGCGCAAAACAAAAAAAGGCCCACCGAAGTGGGCTGGTTGGCTTATTAGGCCTGAGCGGGTTTGGCCGCTTCTTCGGCAGCTTTCTGTGCTGCGCTCTCGGCTTCGAGTTGAGCATTGAACTGCTCATTGGCCTGTGCACGCACAATGTTTGCAACACGTGCGGAGTTTTCGTTGATGCGACCGAGGCCTTCGAGGATTGTGTTGACGTCTGCAACGTCGACTGTGATCTGGATTGACATGGAGAGCTCCAAAAGTTGTTGTTTACAAAAGCCAGGCGATTGTAACAACAATTTGTTGTGCTCCAACCGGTTTCTTTTAGGCCAGATGTGCCAAAGGATCGAACACGCCCAGAGCCAACTCCGTGTGATGTACGCGGTCTGCGTAGCCCAGCTGACCACCGTTGATGACCTGAGTCAGCTTCACCCAGTTGCCGGCTTCTGCGAGCTCATTGCAACCATGGGTCTTCCAGAACCAGCCAGCGGTCTGCATCGCATACTCAGGCGTGCGCACCAGGTCTGGGTTCTTCATGAAGTCCACGCCCAGCGCCTGGCCTGCGTGGTAGAAGTTCGCTGCGCCGGTCAATTGCAAGTAGCCAGATCCGCGGTACAGCCAGCCGTCACCGGACTTCTCATCGCGGTTGTTCATTCGACCACCGTAGATGCGCGATGCGATGCGCTCTGGGTGGCCTTCGTAGGCTTTGGCCTCTTCAAGCGATGCGAAACCCCACTTGCGCTTGGGCGTCAGCGGGAACATCTTGAAAAGCGTCGCACCGCGGTAGCGCAGGTCTTCCTCGAGCACCGTGAAATTGCGGCACTCATGGCCACACTGGGCGATGAAGGCGGCTTGCTTCTTGGGTGTGTCAATACCCCA